CGAATCCCGACGTGGAGCCTGATGTCTTCAAGAGCCCCCTGTTGCTGCATCTGTTTTTCGGCCACCTGTTGCCACGCCAGGTCCTCATCGCGCAGCTTGAGCCTCTCAACGCGCAACAGTTGTTTTTCGTTGCGTTTCTTAGGAGACCTTTATGGACGCTACCCTGGAACAAGTCGTGAGACTCGTATCCCAGTTGGTTATGGTCATCACTGACCAGTGGCTTCGGCTACTCCTCTTTTGAGGTTACCTTCACCTGGACGTCTTAGGCCTGCCTAAGCCCCCCCCACCTTTTCAATTGGAGCACACACCATGATTGCCGAAAGTCTCCGTAAGAGCATTGCTGCTCTGGAAATTAACGCTCTCGTCCGCACTCTAACCGAGTCAGCGGGCTCCCTCAGTCGACCGCTCCCAGAGTTCTCGCAAGAGGCTCTAATGGGACTTAGTCTGGAGGAACTGGTGAACATCAAGGATGATCTCCGTGATGCTGTGCGCTCCCTTGGTGGCGGCCGTAACGGCCGTTAGGGGGTTCTTGTTGAGTCGGGCAACTTCAGTCCAATGGCGACCTGCCATTGGCTTCCTCTGAAGTTGCACCTCTGACTGTCCGATGCCTCGCTAGAGGCTACGAGAACGGACTGTCTCGTCGTTGGGTCTGCTCGACCCAAACCCTTTGTAGGGGTTGCGAACGACCGTAAACACTAAGTGACGGTGTGTTGTCTGTGGCCTCCTTTGGAGATCAAATTGACTGCGCCGATTACAGGTCCCTTTACGAAAGACGGATTCCTTCGGGATATACCCGAGTGGCAAGGAGCTGGTAGCGTCTATAAGAACTACCGCTTCCGCCGGGTGTGGTACCGTCAAGCTAAACCTTACACGCTTCCACTTCAGTTTGAGTCAGTGACCGTATTCGCTAACAGCGTGTACGACTCCACTGGCCCTTATGGGACCTATCACGGGTCCTGGACTGACGCCACCTCTGTGAGTCCGGATAGTCCGGCCATGGATGGCAATATCTATAACCAAGCTTACGCGCGGTTTGTCGATACGTGGAAGAACGCTGTCGAACTAGGGGTTGCAACAGCGGAGGGACGCGAAGCCGTTTCGATGATTGCTCATCGTTTTGGCCAGCTAACTTCGTTTACGCGACACCTGGCAACCGGCAGGATCGGCCTTGCTGCGGGTGACCTCGGACTGTCATGGTCGGGTACCGGGGGTCTTCTCACAAAGAAGAAGTCTCGGCTCCCACCGCGTGTCCAGGTAATGATTGATCGCCGTGAGGCGTCCATACCACCCCGCGAAGCTTTAAGGAGCTTCAGCCAACTCTATCTAGAATTCCACTTCGGATGGAGCCCGCTACTGAAAGACATTCATGACGCCTTGACTGTGCTCAACGAGCCTTTCAAGAACTTTCATGTTCGCGCCTCTGCGACCGGCTCATATGCCGATCCCTTCAACACTAGCTCCGCTTCGGCGGATGCTACGTGGCGAAGAACGAATTCCCGTGATGGGAAATACACTCAGAGCGTGAAACTTCAGGCGGACTGTGTCATCACCAATCCAAATCTGGCGATGATGCAGCAGTTCGGTATAGCAAACCCGGCTGCTGTGCTGTGGGAATTAGTCCCGTTTAGCTTCGTGCTAGACTGGTTCGTAAATGTTGGGGATTACCTCAGCTCTCTTACGGATTTTGCAGGCGTTGAACTCAAAAACGCGCACAGGACTGTATTCACACGATATGTGGGTAAATACGTCGCAACCGAAATAGCCATCCACCCTGACTCTGACAACTCGTCTAAGTCTACGTGGAATAGCAGTAAGGTCACGTGTTCCCGCACGTTGGGCTTAGGAGCCGGCCCAACAATACGTCTCAGGAATTCAAAACCCTGGGGAATCAGACGCGGTCTAGCGGCCGCAAGTCTGCTAATGCAGCGTTTTCCGCGTCAAGTGATTGATGCGAACGCTATTTCCCTTGCGAAAAGTAGAACGGCGTTCAGAGCGAACGTTTTTCCGCAATTCAATGGGAAGTATTGGTAACCCACCGTCTTGGTGGAGCCAGCAAATCTCCTTTATGGAAAGGTCTTAAATGACTCAACAGACCAATATCACGGTCAAAAAGTTCGACGGTGTCACCGATGTGGTGTACTCGGCCGTTCTCCCTGCCGCAGGTGGCAATGCCGCCGTGTGGCGCGCCCCGACTCTCGGGACTGCGATGGCTCACCAGCCAGAGCTGCGCATCAAATCCTCCAAAAACAAAGCTGGCACTGTTCAGCGAGTGGAGGGGGTGATGGTGTACCCCGAGATCATCACTGCCGCCGATGGTTCAAAGTCCATCGCCAATAAGACGATCGGTTCGTTTTCTTTCATGAACCCGTCCAACATGGCACTTACGGCAGTGCAAGAAGGCATCGCGCAGGCACTAAACCTGTTTGCGTCGGCGCACGTGAAGGCCCAGGTGATCGAAGGCTTTGCAGCCGTCTAAACCAGGGGTCAACACGTGAACCATGCCTCCTTACCGGGTGATCTGGAGAAGGTGTACGTCTCATTACTGAACGTACTCGCCACGCCTTTGGCCAAGCGCTGTGAAGCACTTGTAAAGACCCAAAGGTGGGATGAACTTGTTTCTATAAAAGTTCGTCCTTCTGCATATGACGACCCTGAAGCTTACTTTAGGGACGCTGCTGCCGTATCCTTTATACGGAAGTGCGAGAGTTTGCCAACTACAGTCGACCGTAAGGCCGTTGCTGAAGATAACTTTCTCATCGCTGAACAGCAATGCAGACGCTCCAATGAGCGGCTCGCTATCCACTTTCTCGAAGGTGCATTGGACCGTGAAAACGGCCAGTTAAGCACCCCCGAGGGTGCGTGCTCACGGCTTATCGCCGAAGCACGGAAAGAGATGGCAAGACTGTTAGGAAATGTCCCTTCTGACCTGAAAGGTCGGTTTGGACCAGGAGCAACATATGGCGACCGGGGACAGTTAACAACCGTCCCTGATAAGATGTCGTCCCGACCCACTTTGACTTCATCGGCTATTTGGTGGCTCTTTCCATGGAGCGCCACAGCATGGGCGAAAGCCTGTGCCGCCGATGACCGGGTGGTTGAGAGTGTGCGGGGTAACCGTTTTACTACGGTACCTAAAGACTGCACCAAGGACCGCGGCATTGCCGTGGAACCTAGTGTTAACTTGTTCTACCAGCTCGCCGTAGGGCGAGCTATGCGAACCGCACTCAAGCGTCATGGTAACATCGACTTGACGCATGGGCAAGCAATTCACAGGCGGGTTGCCCGTGAAGCCAGCACGCATGGCTGCTTTGCTACTCTAGACCTCTCGAATGCCAGCGATACCGTTTGCAGCAATCTAGTCAAGCTGCTGCTCCCTAGAAAGTGGTGGGACATTGTTTCGTCCCTCCGCTCTCCTCGAACCCTTTTTCGTGAGAAGTGGGTTTACTTGGAGAAGTTTTCTTCTATGGGTAACGGTTTTACGTTTGAGCTGGAGACGGCAGTTTTTCTGTCGATCATCCTCGCCGTCCGAAACCTCCGCGCGGTGCGAGAGCCTCTTGAGGCGCTCGTCGAGCCAGGCAAAGACGTGTATGTCTATGGGGACGATTTAATTATCCCCACGGATTATGCTCAAGACGTAATTTCTGCGCTAACCTATTGTGGCTTTTCGATCAATAAGGAGAAATCCTTTACGGAGGGTCACTTTCGGGAATCTTGCGGCGGGGACTACTTTAAAGGTGTGGACGTACGTCCGTACTTTATGAAGAAGTACCCCACTGAACCGCAGGACTGGATAGGCATCGCTAACGGGATCAGGCGCATGGCTGTCTTCACAGACGACCTGTACCCTCTCCGCGGCGCTCTGCTTCGTCCTTGGTTTGCTGCCCTGGATTCAGTTCCAGCTCATATCCGTCGGCTCCGTGGCCCTGAAAGGCTCGGGGACTTAGTTGTCCATGACGGTGCTGAGCGGTGGCAGACCCGCAAGCGTGGAAACGTTGAATACATCAGAACCTACAGACCAGCGAAATTCAGAAGAATCAGCTGGACCCATTGGAAGCCTGATGTTCAACTGGCAACAGCCCTTTACGGAACCGGTGACGGTCGCAATGGTATCACACCACGCGACGCGGTTATCGGCTACAAAATAGGCTGGGTACCTTACTCGAGTGCACTATCGCAGTGGCTTCCGCCACTTCTCGAACACTCGGACGTTGACGTAGCGCGCGTCGCTCTGCCTGTGAAGGCTAAGCTAGCGCTCATGATCAACGAGATACGCCGTGAGGCATATCGGTAAGGTCACGGGGTAACCCGTGCGTTCGTAACCCGTAAGTTACGTGGAGGGCCCTTGGCTCATAAGCGGAAGAGTGTG